ACATTGGTACCAATACTGGGGGTCTTATAATTTCTTCTTTACAGTATTGGAAGGGTGGTAACTATAACAGCAATAAATTCCATGATGTTAAAAACTTTCAATTACACAATGAAAGGTGGCCAGCGGCTGTTAACCCTTAATTAACCAAGAAATTTTATAAGATTTTTCATATTAATAATCGCTTCATCGAGGCGATTATTTTCTTTAATGGGGTTTGCAGGGCCTCTTGTTGTATTAAACTCATAAGCGCCAGTATTTGATATTGGATTTGCTTTTCCTCTTTGTGTACCAAAATCATATGCGCCCGTATTTGCTGTTGGGTTTGCCTTGCCACGTTTTGTTCTTTCTGGTGCGGGGCTATTTGAAGATGATGTTCCAGAACTTGTTGATGACGTTGATTCTGTATCATCCTCATTCATATCATTTGTTTTTGGATTACGGTGCATCATTTCTTTATGTGTGAAATCTTTGTTGGCACCTTTGTTGAAAACAAAACCAAATCTTTGATAAAAATCTTTTAATCTGTTAACATTTCCACCATAACTGCTGTCTGGGGTTAATGTTAATTGATAACCATATTGGTCAGCCAACCTGGTTAAATCTTCCATAAAAGCGGTACCAACACCCGTTTTTCTCATTGAAACGGGCACAATGAATCCAGTGAGATAAATTCTTTTGTATTTCTCGTTTGCATATAACTCGAATCTTATATCCGAATATTTTTGTTTTAACTCCTGTTCAATCGGATTCATTTGGTATTTGTAATAATTAAATTTTCATTCAATGGGTTGGTGATATCAACCCTTAATTTTTCCTGAATAAATTCTTCAAATTCAAAGTATGCTTTATTAATACCATTTATCACTTCGTTTAATTGATCATCTGAAAGATTCGGTGATTCGGTGAAAATGTCAGAACTATACCCCAATTTTTCTGTTGTCATTTTCATTGCCATGATAAGAACACGGAAAGTTAATTCTTCTTGGCGATCCTGGGTCGCTGGGGGCATTATATGTAAATCATTTTTAACGGTAAACATGTGGCGATAACCACCAGTTGACATAACATCCTTCATGTATGTGAACTCCATTGAAGTATTGAACTGTGGGAATGTTTGTATGTCGTCACCAACCATTAATTTAACATCCTTATTGTAATCAACCTTCTGAAAAAAAACTTTTTTGTTGTTTGAGAAATTTTTGAATGTTTTTAGAAAAGGAATTCTGTGTATAAAATATTCAGCATCATAATCTAATGGAGCTGTCGCTTCATTTAACCTCATTATGCTTTTCATACGCTGTAATTGTTCTTTCATATTCATAAATATCAGAGAAGTTATAAAAAAGTGAAGGTTGGAGTAGCGAATTCCAACCTTCGTGTGTCCATAACCATGAACGATCCTAAAATACCACTCTGAGGTGGGATATCTTAATAATCATCAAACTCCTCATCGGGGGTTTGATCGTATTCGCCACTTTCTATATTATCAATCATAAGGTCAATTTGTTCAATTGTTTCTGTAATATAATCAATAATATTTCTTTGTAAATCTTCTTGTAGTTCTGATTTGTTTGTTGAGTCTAAAACTTTTTCGCCTCTAATTTCAATCACAGAATTAAGGTCGTCTTTTAAATTTAAAAGTTGTTTTATTGTTTTACCGTGCATTATTATTTTTTTTTCGATAAATATGTTAATACTTAATCAAAATTTGTTTTTTATTTTTAATTTCTTATTTTTGTGAAAAAAAAAGTATGGATAATATTATTAATGAGATATTAACGATAATCGATAATGATTTTAGAGCTGAATTTAAATCGTATGGTATGGAGTTCACAAAAACCAGTAAGGAAAAGATTAGTGACTTATTAAAAAATAATTTAATTGAAAAGAGAGAGATGCGTCAAATCGCATTCGATACACCTAACGATAATGAATTGGGTAATAAAATAAGGTCTATGTTTATTCTGGGCGAATAAGGCATTCTATTTTTCTTGTTTCACCGTTTAAGTACATTTCATATATTTCATGTGAAAGTGTGTCGGTGAAAATAAACGCATCGATTTTTTCGGAAAATAATTTTTTTAACGATGCCACACCATCGTTTTTCATGTACGCTTTTATAGTATCTAATCCGATATATCTTTTATTAAACCCCATTTGATTCTTTGGCCACAGAAAAAACTTTCAAGAAGTCTTTTAGTGGCATTCTTTTTATTTGGGCAAAGTATTTTGCCGCGATTAATCTGGAACACGCATCTTTTATGCGACCAATTGGTTCCATCTTTTTGTCAATTTTGGAAAAGAAAAAGTAACTCATGGTTGATTTTTATTCTTATATAAATATACAAAATTTTTATCAAAAAACAAACTATTTATCATAAAGAATAACTTTATGGAAGTTGTAGAGTATTATAAAGAAATGCCTCACGAGGTACCATTCACATTGGGTGGTATTAAATGGGTTTACTGTTGGGGTAAATATCCTGATGGTAAAATTGACGTGGCTGTATATCGATTCTCACATGACCTGGCTTACAATTATAGTGATTTTAGAGAAGCCATGGGTTTAGATAAACCAATTCAAAAAAATATAAACGAAAATATGGAAAATACAATTAATGAAAAAATTAGCCAATTAAAAACAATCCAATCACAATTGGATGAGGCACTTAGTGCGTATAAAGAATCCATTAAAGAATTGGAATCGATGAAAAGCACTTTGGTTCCTGAGGTTATGGATGCATTTAAAGGTCAAACCGAGGGTGCTGAAAAGTTAAAAATTTCAATTGATAATATGTTGGTTGAAGTTACTCAGGAATCTGAAAAATTAACCACATCGTACAAAGATGCTTTTGAAACAGCATTAACCAAAGTTAATGAAAATACAAGAAAAGTTTTGGAACAAATTCTTGAGAACTCAAAAGTTGCTTCAAAAGTTAAAGGTCAATTAAAAATTGATGGCTCAAAGGTATTTGAGGGTGTTGCCGAAATGTTTGGTAAAGTTAAAGAGTGGTTGGGTAGAGCGTACCAAAACTTAACTGGTTTTACGTCAAAAGCACAAGAAGGTGTTGATGAAATTGAAGCGATGATCAAAGATTATGAAGAAATGGAGGCAAACAAATATGCAACACCTAACATGGATGACATCGAATCTGGTGCTTTAAGAGAAGAGGGTGCTAAAGAAGTTAGCGAAAGAACCAAACAAACAATCGAAAAGTGGGTTGCTGAGTTAGGTCACAGAGGTGCCGCAAAAAAATTAGTTGATTACTTTATTGGTAAAATGGCTGGTGGTTTAGGTACAGATGATTTAGCTGATACCGCAACTTTAGCTAACGGTTTGGATGAAATTGAAGATTTATTAAAAGATCCTAGTGATTATTATTACGCAATCACCAACGCTAAAGATACAGCAATATTGATGTTGGATGATGAAGGCTTTGGTGATGATATGTTTGGTGAGGGTGAAGAAAAAACTATGGAAGAAACTAAAGATGAAGTAAAAGAAGAAGGTTGGAATGAAGAGGGTGAAGTAAAGGAAGAAGGTTCATTCATGAAAATGAGAGCTGGAGCTGATGGTAAAGTTTACGAAGAAGCTGACGAAAAATTAATGGAGGCTATAAACAGATACAAGAAAATCATTAACTACTAAGAGATATGGCAGCGAAGAAGGGTGGGTCAACCTCTAATGTAAAATCATTCAGAGCAAGACCAAAGAGAAAAAGACCAGGTGTTCACGCTAAAACAAGAGCTAGTAAACACAAAGCTTCGAAGAATTACAAAAAAAGATATTCTGGGCAAGGTAGAGGATAAAAAAATGGGGGCTTAAGCCCCCATTTTAATTTTCATAGACCAAGAAGTATAATTCTTCTTTTGGCCTTGTAACAGCAACGTAATGTATATTCCTGGCTTCCAAATCAACCTCACCATTGTTTGTTATGAAACTATAATCCTCAAAATCATATTCACTTTCAACCAATAATTCTGGATCAATTGAATTGATGATGATGCACCTAGGAAATTCTCTACCTTTACTTTTGTGTATGCTTGTAACAAAGACATCCGAATTTTTATTTTCTTCAATAAAGTTTATTAAGCCAAAAGTATTACCATAATATGGTGCCACAGCATCGATCTTTTTCTTTAATGATGGGTTTATTTTACCCTCATTAATTTTATCAATGTCTTGTGGTGTGATGTAATTAAAATACTTCATTTTAATTTTATTTTTAAGACATTGTTTTTCAATCTCTTTAATTACATTATTGGTTCTTGCAAGGATAGCTAATGGTTTACCGTCAACCATCATGGTAAACATTGTCCTTTCATTAATTAAATTATCGTGAACATGTCCGTCTTCTTCATGATGTGGCACCGCAACTAAATTACTGTATTTGTTGGAGTTCTCAACTATTTTTTTACGAGACCTGAAATTTTTGGTGAGTGTCATCTGCTCAACTTCCCTATCTTTCATCAGTAAATTTTCAATAGCTTCACAGTTTGCCCCAGAAAAGCCATAAATTGATTGATTTTTATCACCAATCAAATGATATTGTTTGGCTTTTATTGCCAATAAAATTTTCATTTGCAGGGTTGATGTATCTTGGTACTCATCAACAAAAATGTAATCATACAAGTTTTCAAAATATTGCTTGTACTTTGGGGTTTTTGAGTATTTTTCTGTATCAATCAACATATCAGAAAAATCCCTACTCTTTGTTTCCCTAATAAATGCAACATATTCATCATAAAACCTTGGTTTTGGTACTTTTATATTATCCGCATTTTGTAATTTGAAAGCTGAAAATGTCGATGCTATTTGAGCACCTTCTTCATAGAATCTATCCACATTTTGTGCGTATTCCATCTTGATTTTCATTGGGTCTTTAACATGTGGTTTGTATTTTTCTTTATACCAGTTCGTAAACTCATAAAAAGTTACAATTGGCTTAAATAAGCCCATTTTACCCAAAATTGAGCTTGTAAAGCTATGAATTGTGGTAATTTTAACGTCATGTTTAATCCTAGATCGTAATTCGTTTACGGCATCATTGGTAAAACTAAAAAAGATAATTCGGTTTGGGTCAACCCCGTCCTCAATCATTTTGTTTAATCGGCCAACTGTGGAGTGGGTCTTACCAGAACCAGCGGTTGCGGACAAAATAACTGATTTGTCACCAGTGTAGTTAATAAAATTTAACTGTTCTTCTGTGTATTTGCTCATATAATGAAGTTAATTTTTCACAAAGGTAATAAAAAATTTGCTTATGACCAAACCATTTACTATTTTTGTATCATATTTTAATTTTAACCGATATGGGCGTAAACAATATAACTTATGAAAACTATTTCATACCTAACATTAAAAACTTTGCAAAAATAACGCTTTCTGAGGATAGAAGAAAGAAATTGGCAACCGCTATTGGTATAAAAATTAAAGCCACAGAGTTGAAACGGGGTAGAAAACTACTTGATATTGAAATCAACAATTTTCGTAAAACTTACATGCAAACAGCGGGTGATCTCGTGTTGGAGCAGCACTTGCGGTTATCAAATTTAGTAAATTTTGATAAAATTCACGATGAGAACAGAATTTCTTTCTTGAATGATATTTTACCATCAAAAAATATTGATATCGTAACTTTTGAGTATGGTTTATTTCCAATGGTTTACAAAAAAACGTATAGGAAAACAATTTTTGTTTGCATGATCAATAAAACCGAATTTTATTTATGTGGGGTCGCTAAACCAGAAACAGTTAATGGGTATTCGCGAACCGATTTGTTAGTTTCAAGTTATTTTAAATCACAAGGTAGGGCCGCTTTTTTTGGTTTTGATAAATTATCACCAATAACTGGGAATTTGGGTGATTTCATGAAACTTATCTCTTAAAAGAGATATTTATTATTAAAAAACCAATGAATAGAGTATATAGGATATCTGAAGCGCAATTTGAAGCGTTATTGGGTAAAAAAAAGGCATACAATGATGGATATAAAGCAAACAAAAATGCTAATGGTTTAAAAGCCAATCCATTTCAATTAGGCACAACAGAATATGAAGATTGGAAAGACGGTTGGTTAAAGTATGAAACTGAAAAGCAAATTGATCATGATGAGGAAAAATTTCGTGCGGAAATTGGTGAGTCAGATGAAAATGTTGTTAATGAAGTAATAACTGGTGGTGATGTTTTTAGAAGAGAACTTGGTCGATTTGATGTTGATTACGAATTTTATTACCCAGATTTATTTAATCGTGAGATTTTAGTTGACCCAAAAGGTCGCAGAATTTCAGTTAATGGTGTTGAGTATGATGTTGATATTGAAATCAACCAAGCTAGAGTTTTTTATGGTATTGATATTGAGTACAGAGATTATGGTATCAAAGACATATATTTAAACCCAAAATCAGCTTTATTAATTGGTGTTGTTAAATTTGAAGGTGATGATGATAGTTTTGACCATGATTTTGAGTTGGAGTACGATGTAACTGGATTAAAGAGCAACACACTTTCAGGTAACGTTAAAGTTGGTAATGGTAACGTTCAAATATTGGATATTGATAAGGGTGTTAAATTTGACACCGAAAAAAGCGAAACAGATTGGACTGTGTATGTTGTGCAGTTAAATGTTAAATTGGATGCTAGTGGTGCTAATCTAACTTTCGTTTATTGATTTACATTTTTTTTTATTAGTGTATATTTATAGTTAAAGCCTCGTGTGGCTATTAACCTTGGGTACTTGTTGCCCTTGAGTCGTGATGAGCGGCAAAAAGGTTGGTATAATAAAAAAAATAAAACGAGACAAAAAAATGTACACAACAAATTACACAGTCAACCATACGTTGACCCCAGAAGCCTACATTACAAAAGGCAAAAACAGATTAAAACAACACGGAGAGTCTGTTTACTTAAACAATCAAGAAGAATTCGAGATCGAATTATTCAACCCGAAAAACATTTCGGTATTAGCAAAAATTAAAATAAACGGAAATTACATTTCAAATCGTGGTTTAGTAATTAAACCAGGACAAAGAGTTCATTTAGATCGTTACATTGACCAGGCTAATAAATTCTTGTTTTCAACTTATGTGGTTGATGATACGGATGAAAAGGTTAAACAAGCCATACAGAATAATGGTTTGGTTGAAATCGAATTCTACGATGAAACAATATCAATACCACCATCACCTTTTAGTGGTGGTTATCGTTGGGATAATGTTTATTATTCATCTCCATTTATTGGTGACTCAACACCAAATCCAAGATTTGATTGGAATACAATAACATGTTATAGCTCAACCAACACAGCCAATGATGTCAGAATCAAAACCGCATCATTAAGTGCCCCAAAATCAATTGAAACTGGTAGAGTCGAAAAAGGTGGTAATTCAGATACCAAATTAAAAGATGTTAACATGGATTTTTCATTTTATGCATCACACACGGTGACCTGGAAAATATTACCAAATTCACAGAAACCACTTTTGGTTGGTGAGTTGAGAAATTATTGCACTGGTTGTGGTGTTAGAATAAAAAAATCAAATTGGAAGTTCTGCCCATCTTGCGGTAACCAATTATAATAAACGCTACACGAGGCTTTTATTATTATTTAAGATATTTATATCAAAAGAATATTATGGCAAAATATAGGATAACAGAGGATCAGTTACAAAAAATATTTGAAAAATTGGAAATGAATAGATTATCAGAAATGAATAACTATGACTACCCAGCTGGTTCCGACACACCAGATGCACCATGGAATCGAGTGGATCCACCAACAACTAGTGCAACAACCGCAACTGGTAATTATAAACTTGAGGATTATACAAGTCGTGAATTTTTGTTTTCTAATAAAGCAACAAATGAAATATTATATACAATTGATGATCAATGGGAAGCAGATGGTGATATTAAAGATGAACTATATGATTTCTTAGAAGTTGTTCAAGAAAAAGAACAAGATGAAGATGGTTATAGTATGGTCGATGCTGATGATTGGAAAGATTATATCACCACAGATGAGGTTGCAGAAGCTTTAGAGAATTATTTAAATTACTATACCAATAAAAATAATAGTCAAACAGCTAACAATGATGGTACTAAAAAACCGAATATCCATGATTTAGAAATTGTTGATTTAGAAGCTTGGGAAAGTGGTGAAGGTAAATTTCTTAAAGTTATTAATGATGAAACTTTAGCTGGAATCTTTGATAGTGGTTTACGCCAAAAAGCCGCATCATTATTAGGTTCACGCTAAATCGTTGAATAAGTCTTTTTGTTCTTTAGGTACTTCGATATAAGCGTGGGTAAAACCTAAATTTTTTAAAGCAACCATTCTGTGTCTACCATTTGTGACACCTAACTTGTTTTCATAAATGCTAGCTTCGGTGGGCTCAAACATTATATCATAATTCCAACGTTCACCTGTTTTAGGGTGAAACATTTTAGGATTTTCAGCATAATTTGTAATATATTCCATAGATTTTTTGATCCTTTCCTGACTTGTTTTAATTTTTGTGTCAGCGCCAATATAAAAATATGGATCATCTTTTTTTAATCTAGATAGGAATTTATCGATATCAACCAAAACCAAAGCATTGGAGCCTGGTCTAACCATTACATATCGTTCTTTTGGTATATATTTCATTACTCAAATTTAAACATAAATATCTGAACAAAGAACATTTTAATGATATTTATTAATAAATATAACTAAAAATATGACTAAAAAAGACATTTTAGAAATTTTTGATGGTGAAAGTGCTAACGAGACTATTAAAAGTGAAAAACCAGTTTTTACCAATAAAACAATAGAATCATTGATTGATGAAATCAGTAATATGCAAACTGGTTGCGGTATTATTGAAGATCTTAAATTTGTTGATGAGCGTCTTTACGAGGGTGTTTTAAATGAAATCGCTCTTGAAAAAATCGTAAACGAAGCTTTATACGAATATTATTCAATGACCGAAGAACTAAGCGAAGCTGAATATAAAGGTAGAAAAGTTAGTTTGGGTAAAATCATGCGTGGTGATCGTAAAAAATATAAGGTACACGTTAAAAATGCAAAGGGTAATGTGGTTAAGGTTGAATTTGGCGACCCTAACATGGAAATAAAACGTGATGACCCCAAAAGAAGAAAAAATTTCAGAGCAAGACATCAGTGTGATAATCCAGGCCCAAGATGGAAAGCTAGATATTGGGCTTGCAGAACTTGGTCAACAAAACCAGTTTCTAAAATGCTATAATTTATGAATCCATTTACATTAACAAAAGGTAGTATAATAGAAATGGTTAACGAATACTCCTTCAATGGTAAATATGAGGGTGATTCAGTTATGGTTGGTTCTTTCAGAAGAAGACAATTACCAGCACCAATTAGAACAAATGTTTTAAAAGCAATTACCAACTCAACAGGTAAAAGAGCAACACTTGCAAAATACAACAATGGTGAATATGACGGAGTTGAAATTAGATTATTTGGCCAGTTATTAACCTATTTGTCTGGTAGGTGGTAATCAAAAAGTTAACTTACACTTACCAATATATTTGTCGCGATCAATAGCAGTATTTTCATTTGGTAATTCATCGTCATCAAACCATTCCAAACCACAATCAGCTGATGAACTAAATATGATGTTGGAATATTTTTGCATAAATTCTTCATCTTTACCGATCGGTATATCAATTTCAACTCCGTTTAATTTTATAAACGTATAACCATCTTTGTTACCATCAACGGTTTTATTAAAAACATATTTGATATTGTTTCTATATTCAGTAAAATTCGCGAACAATATCTTATAATTAATTTGTGTGGCACAAACTATATTGGGTTTATAAATACGACAAACATATTCTGCGACTACAAATGGTAATCTGTAATCGTATAAGCTTAAAATGCTTTCAAGAGACTCGCCAACGTTTGTTTTATGCGATGACACTATCCTTCACCAAAATATCTATTTTATTGTAAAGATCGTCCAAGGTACCATCATTGTTAATGATTGTCGTAACGCCTTCAATTAAATCCATTTCTTTTTCAGATGCGTGTTCATCACCATTATTTAAGTTTGGTCTTGTTACTTTCCAAACAACGCCACCCATTTTTAGTATGGCATCAACCTCATGTTGAAATCTCACATCACATATAACAACATCCAATTCCTTGTTTGTTTCATACCACTGTTCAAATCTTTTAACCCAAAAAGATCTTCCAATTGATTGTAGTTCTGGTATGTATTTTGGCATATCATATTGGAATACCTCAGTACCCATAATCTGTAAAACAAGTCTTGGTGTGATGCCCCAGGTTGGGTCGACAACATCTTTTAAGTCCCCAAATACTTGCTCTTCGGTAAAACCGAATAATTCCATAGCACCCCTTTTTATTGGGTTTGCGAAACTATATTTAGTAAAATTTTTGTTTTTTACAAGGTAATCACCAGATGTGTCTTTACCTGAACGTTTTTTTCCTATAATACCGATTAACATATGTGTAATTTATTTACACAAAAGTAATAAAAGAATTTGATAAAACCAAATAAAAAAGGCCAGAAATTTCTGGCCTTTTATGTTTTAAATTGTTGGTATTTGTTTTTGTCCGTTCTTATTTATATCATCAAGTAATTGTTTCATTACCGTCATCATATTTTCAGAATCTAATTTCATATCAGTGTTTTTACTAATAATCTCTGAGGCTTTTTGAGCCAAAGCTGTTCTAGCCGCTTGATTAATTTTTGATAAATCATAATTACCGACTGTGTTTGGCATAAATTTTTCTGGTGATCCAGGGTTAAATTGTGGAGCTGGCTCACCAACCCCACCTTGTCCTTGTTGTTGGCCACCTTCAGCTGTCTTAATATCACGTAACATTCTTCTGTATGCTGTAACATCCATATCAGCTCTATTAATTAATTGAACCATTTTTTGTTGTGGTACATTCGCCAACGAACCTAGTATGGTTTGTAGGAAATTAGATAATTTTACGCGGTTTATTTGTTGACCGTAAGCTGATTTATACTCACTAGCAATTTTAGTACTTAAATCGGGTACAACTTTAGCTAATTGTGTAAATATTTTACCACTATCACTGTTTTTGATAGCATCTTTTTTACCTTGTTCCATTTCTGGTTGGTTCTCACCAAATTCTGTCAACACATTTTCTATAATTGTATTTAAATTATTATGTGCTTCAATAATTTCCATAAGTTCAAGTGATTCTTCCAAATATAAAGGATTACGTCTAAAACCTAAATCGGCAAAATCATCGTTAGCTTGTCCACCTTGACCTTGGTTTCCACCTTGTCCACCTTGATTTCCACCTTGATTTCCGCCTTGTCCACCTTGATTTCCACCTTGATTTCCGCCTTGTCCACCTTGGTTTCCACCTTGATTTCCGCCTTGTCCACCTTGACCTTGGTTTCCACCACCTTGATTTCCGCCTTGACCTTGCCCACCAGAACCAGATGAATTTAATTGACCCTTTTTGGCCAAATCAATTAAATATGAAAAAATTGCATAAAAACTTTTTATTAGATTTGGGAAGTTTTGTAAAAATTCTCTTCTAGCATTGTAAACCGCATTTGCTTGTGATTTTCCTGGTGTTCTTACAGCAGCTTCAGATAATTTGTTGATTCCAATTTTCTTAAGCTGATCCATGATATTATTACCGTTTTTAAACTGAGTGGCATAAACCGCTTTGTTAAAATCACTAACAAATATTTTTAAACTTTTTGGATCCGATTTTAATAATTCGTTGATGTTAATACCAACAACCGTATCGTTATCAATTTTATTGAAAATTGGGTTTGACTTTGCTTGATTTAGTAAGTTATTAAAATTCTTATCACCACTATTAAAACCTTTAATCATTTTAATCAAATTACTTAAACGCATAACATGCGTTTTAAATAATTTTAATTGGTTTTGACTCAATCCGATATCCTCTAAACCTTTATCACTCGTATCAACATTTGCACCTTTAGATGAAATCGACCTCATTAAACTATTATCAGCTTCTGCTAACATTTCCATGTCATTCAAAGCCTCATATAAATTAAGATCTTCTTCCATTAATTTTATGATATCATCAATATCATTAGGTTGTGTGATTTTTGATGTTACACGTCCACCACCACTATATTGTTTTGGGGCATTACCGCTACCACCTTGTCCGTAAGTATCGGTATTGGTTTGCGCTTTAAAATTAAAAATGTCTTGGAAGTATTTTTTCAAATTATCATACAACATTTTATTATTACCACCCCTTTGACGATTTTCTTGGTTTCCACCATCATCTTGATTACCATCATCAACAACAGGTGGGTTTTCTTCGTTACCTTTAACTGGTCTAATATATTGAACCAGGTCATTTAATATTTGAGCTCTTGATGATTTTCTACCTTTATATCTACTCAATGCAACAGCAGCAGCACCAGCAGCTAAAGCAACACCCAAACCTTTTAAGATTGGAGCCGCTATAAGAGCTTTTGCTGATTTCACAACAGTTGTTTTCGCAACCCAAGTTGTAATAGCTTTTGTTACTAAACCAACAAGATTACCACCACTGATTGTAACCAATGTATCACCAGCCATCCTACCAGTACCAGCCCAAGTACCACTAAACACTTGTTTTAATGTTGTACCGTGTTCTGTTGGATTTTTTACAATTGCGCTTAACGTTTCTTTAGCAGCGCCTGGATCTCTGAATATACCACCATCTTGTGTGATAATATCAACACCAGCTTGTGCATTACCACCACCCAATGTTTTTAAAGCATCAACAACATCTTGTGGATTTGAAGACGGATTCAAGCTAAGACCCAAAGTTCTATTCATTATTTGAGTCATACCCTCACCTGGTTTTATATTACCAAGTAATTCTTGAGTTGTTTCTTTAATTTGTTCTGGTGTCATTGTTGTTATTTTCTCTGGTGGGAAAATATATTCAATTAACCAACTTAAAGCACCAAACGATGCACCAGCACCAAGTAACGCCGCTGGCAATCTCCAGGACTTTAAGGTTTTCATTCTTTCTGTATTGTAAGCAGTTAAGTCACCTTTTTTAATCGCAGCTTTTGTGTCAGCAAATTTTGCACCTAACTTGGCTCTTTTTGCTTCAATATCAGCATCAGCTTCACCAATTAATTCATCACCAATTTTGATTAATTGATTACCCTCTAATTTGTAATTCGTATTTAACCAATCACAAAGTTCCTCTGGACTCATTCTAGGTCTTACACCAACATCCATTTTATAGAGATCGCTATAAAAATCCCAATCTTCTTCAACATACTCTGGTGTACACCAATTAGATCCTTCACTTTCATTAAACACACTAAATGCTGCCGTTAAATCAACATCAAGATATTTTTGAGCATACGCTCTTAAATCTTCGATGATTGCATTTGCGGCATCAACGGGTAAAAATCCTTTATCATTTGGCTTTAATTTAGTTGCGGCAACTAATGAATCATATAGTGTTGCAATTTCTAAAACCGTGTTTAAGAACTCTTCTTGACTTTTGTTATTTGGGAATTCTGGGTTTGATTGTCTTATGCTTTTATCTAGCGCTTTAATTTTTTCATTAGCTGTTTTATCTAATAAATCAGCAATTTTACTGTTAGCTAACGCTGTGGTTTGAGTTTTACCAAAAATTTTACCACCAGCTTTATAACGACCTAATTTAGATAAAGCGTATTTAACATTTTCCCAAGTTCCTTCTTCTAATAATTGGTCAACTTCTTTTAAAATAAGATCTGATTCACTCAATAAAGGTAAACCCATTTGTCTTCTCATTTGGTTAACCTCGTTAAGCATGTTTTCTTTGCTTTGCATATTAACTATTTTGTTTATTTGTTTATATTATTTTTTACGTTTTGTCTGGCTTTTTCTAATATACTTAAAACTCTTTCGTTTAAAGCACTGTATTCTAAAACCTCAGCATTATGTTCGTTTGTGTGTTTAACCAACGCATCATAAATCATATCACCAAAATATTCCAAATCATCTTTGGAATTTAAACTAG